GTGGAATTAATGGCGGCTAATGCTGCCTTTGCTGTCATTAAGCAAACGTTAATGAACGGTAAAGATATTACCTCTGCTGGCAAGGCTGTTGGTGATTATTTTACTGCTGAGAAGGAGATACAAATTCAGGCCGCTAATGGTTCAGGTGATAATTTATTAGAGGCATTTCAAGCTAAGAAGCAGTTAGAAAAGCAAGAAGCTGAATTAAAATTCCTATTAAACAAGCAGTCTTTGTTAGGGTACCATGAGTTTCAGATATTCAAGGCCCAGTTTAGTCGTGACAGGAAGGAAGCAGAAAAAGAGGCATTAAGAAAAAAAATGGCAAGGGCTAAGGCTTTTGAAGAGAATTTAACCATAGCCGTTAGGGTTTTTGGTATACTAGCAGTCATTATGGCATCTTTGTTTGGTGTTGCAATTTATTTGAGATAGTTGATATGGAACATCGCCCATTAACAGATTCAGAAAAAGACGAGATTGCAGAATTGGCAGCAACAAAAGCATACGAACGTTTTTATTTAGCAGTAGGCAAGAGCGTTACTAAGAAGATTTTATGGGTGCTTGGCGCAGGCTTTGCAGCGATTTGGTTTTTTATTGAAAATGGCTTTCCAAAATGACTGCGAATAAAAACACACAATAGAGGTAGTCATGGCACTTATACCCTTAGACTTTCCAGCAGGCGTGTACCGAAACGGAACCGATCTGCAATCAAAAGGCAGATGGCGTGACTCCAACCTTGTGCGTTGGTTTGATAATACGTTACGGCCTATTGGTGGCTGGCGTACCAGAAGTGATACAGCTAGTGATGCTCAAGTGCGAGGCTTGCATTCTTGGATTGATAACGACTCAGACCGTTGGATTGCAGCAGGCAGTTATAACAAGCTTTATATTTACAGCGGTGCGGGTATTCGCTATGACATCACGCCAACAGGCTTAACAGCAGGCAATGAGGATGCTCTACAGCCAACAGGCTACGGTAACTCATTCTATGGTCAGGAATACTACGGTATAGCCCGACAAGAGACTGTTACTATTATCCCAGCGACAACTTGGGCGATGGACTCATGGGGTGAATATTTAGTTGCTTGCTCTAGCTCAGATGGCAAGATCTACGAGTGGCAGTTATCTACAGGGACAATTGCTGCTCCAGTTACTAACGCGCCAGTAGGTTGCAGATCTATACTAGTGACTGAGGAGCGATTCTTAATGGCTTTAGGCGCTGCTGGAAATCCGCGCTTAGTACAATGGTCAGATCGTGAAAATAATACTGTATGGACACCCGCAGCAACCAATGAAGCTGGCAGCTTAGAGTTGCAGACAAGTGGGCGTATCAGGTGCGGCGTAAAAGTTCAAAACCAATCATTAATACTAACTGATACTGACGCGCATGTGGCGACTTACTCAGGCCCGCCATACGTTTACGGAATTGAACGTGTCGGAACGTCATGCGGTATTATCTCTACTAACGCAGTCTCTGTTGTTGACAAGGGTGCGGTATGGATGGGTAGCAGGTCATTTTACACTTACACTGGCGGCGCTGTATCAGAGGTGAGTTGCGAGGTTTCTGATTATGTTTTTTCTGACATTAACCACAGCCAAGCCAGTAAAGTAGCGGCAGTATCTAATGCTAACTTTGGTGAAATTTGGTGGTTTTATCCGTCAAGTGACTCTAATGAAAATGACCGCTATGTCGTGTTTAACTACAACGACAATACATGGGCTATTGGCCTTATGGCTAGGACAGCAGGCGTAGATGCTGGAGTGTATCGTTTACCAATTATAGTGTCTGCTTTAAATAAGAAATTATACGAGCATGAAATTGGATTTAACTATGATGGTGGTGAGCCATTTGCTGAATCAGGCCCAATATCAATTGGCAGTGGCGATAACGTCATGTCAGTTACCCAAATGATACCAGACGAAAAGACTCAAGGTGATGTGGACGCAACTTTTAAAACTAGATTCTATCCCAACGATGTGGAAAGAACATATGGCCCATACAATATGTCTAACCCCGTTAGTCTACGCTTTACTGGCAGACAAGTCAGGATACGCGTTGAAGGCGTTAATACTGATGATTGGCGTGTTGGTATTAATCGATTGGAAGTCAAGCAAGGCGGTAGACGTTGAGCATACTAGATCAGCCACCAAAGATACTTAACGGAAACTGGCCCCAGTGGGCGCAGCGTACCTCGTCATGGCTAGCAAAGACCCGCAGTGCTTTAAGGCATAAGGTAGCAGGTGAGTCAGCAGCAGAAGATGGCGTGTTGTTATGGGAGCCTGTAAGCCAATACCCTGTAGTATCAATTGGCGGCGTGTATGTTTCGCTAGTTACTGCTAACGGTTTTACGGTGGCTACACTACCTACAGGTGTGGTTGGGCAACGTGCATATGTTACTGACGCAAGCTCACCTACCTTTGGTTCTGCTGTATCTGGCGGTGGTGCTGTTGTAATACCCGTATTTAGAAACGCTACGGCTTGGATTGTGGGTTAATGACTGAGTTAGAGCGTTGCAGGGGATGGATAGAAGCAGCTTTAGAATACAGCGGCGGCACTCACATTTATGAGGATGTCGTTACCGCTATAGTAGAAGGTAAGATGCAATTATGGCCTGCTGAGAAATCATGCTGGGTTACTGAAATTACGGTATACCCACGGAAGAAGGTGCTTCATGTGTTTCTGGCTGGTGGTGATTTAGATGAAATTATGGCGATGCATGAATCAGTGGTACAATGGGCTATAGATCAAGGCTGTGAAGGTATGACTTTGACAGGCCGCAAAGGTTGGGTTAAAGCATTACAAAATAATGGCTGGAAACCACAACAGCTAATATTATTAGAAAAGAGGTTTTAGATATGTCAAAAGGCGGCACAACTTCAGGCAGCACACAAATTCCAGCATGGTTGGAAAATGCTGCTATTGAGAATATTAACAAAGCGCGTGATGTATCTCAGATTGGCTATACACCCTACTACGGGCCTGATGTCGCAGCTTTTTCACCCATGCAACAGCAGAGTATGCAATCTACTGGAGACGCAGCAAGCGCCTTTGGATTGGCCCCACAAGGCTTTGACGCTATGGCAGGAATGCCACAAGCACAGACCTTTGCAGGCGGCGTACAAGGCTACTCAAGCGCACCACTTTACGAGCAATCACTAGACAAGCTATTTGCTAATGCTCCAGCGCAATATAATGCCATGAACAATATGTTTATCGACCCATTTACAGGCGCTCGTCCTCAAGGTAATTATGCGGCATCGCCTACACAGGTAAGCCAGATGTCTAGCGGTAACGGTGGCGGATACGTTTCACCTACGCCTACCCCAGACTTCACGCCAGCGTTAGATGGTGGCACTGGCTATTGGTCTGGTGGAGAGCGTACTGCCACACAAACAAACGATATGACAGACCCAGAGTTTGAAGCTTATGTATTAGCTCATGGACTGCCTCAAGCAGACCAATATACAACAGGCGATGCCATTGGCGGCCTTATAGGGAATATGGCTGACTCTACATTAATAGGTAGGCTGTATGAAGGCGTTACAGGAAACCCGCTAGGTGGCGGCTCATTTAATGCTCCAGTAAGCGGATTAAACAACTCTGATGTTTATAATAGTAGGTTTGGTGGAATTACTGGCTATGAACAAGCTAATGCTAGAGCGCAAGCTGATAGGCAACGTTCAATAGAGATGGCTATAGCTAAAGAAGATGCAATTGCTTCTGGATTGTTAGAAAATTTAAACCTTAAAGCAAAAACAACACCTCTTCCACCAGCAGCAAAGATTAGAAGCACAGTTAATTCAAGTGGAAATGGTAGAGGCGCAGAACAAAGAAGTAGGAATAGCGGCGGCGGTGGTTATGGCGGCGGCGGTGATAGTTACGATCCAAGCGGACGCTTCTAACCTATAAATAAATAAGGAATAAGATTATGGCAGGTTCACCACAAGGCGGCTTTAACGTCAATCAAGCAGCGGCAGGCGGTATCCAGCAAGCAGGAATGGGTGCGTCTCAAGGCATGAATTATCGACCTATGGCAATCAACGCGCCGACTCAAGCTGGCTTACAGCAATACACTAACCCCTATGAAAACCAAGTGGTTAACCAATCACTTGACGACATAGAACGTTCACGGCTAATGCAACAGAACGTAGGTGGCGCACAAGCTGGTGCAGCTAACGCATTTGGTGGCTCAAGGCATGGTATTGCAGAAGCAGAAACTAACCGAGCATTTGCAGATCAATCAGCGCGTACAGCTTCAGGCTTGCGTATGTCAGGGTATCAGAATGCTCAAGACATGGAACGTCAGGCCCAGATGCAAAACCAGCAAGCGGGCTTGGCAGGCGCACAGCAGCGTCTATCAGCAGGGCAGCAGTTGGGTAGCTTATCTAACTTAGGCTTTGGTATGGGGCAGCAAATTCAAGGCCGTATGGATCAGCAGGGCGCAATGCAGCAAGCACTTAACCAACAGGTTATTAACGCAGGCAAGCAGCAGTACGCAGGCTATACAGGCGCACCAGCACAATCATTGCAATATTTGCTACAGGCTGTAGGCGGCGCACCAGCTTCACAGCAGCAGAGTGAGACTTATGACGCAGGCTTGTTTGACTACCTTACGCTTGGTGCAAAGGCTTATGCTGGATTTGGGGGTTAAAAGATGGGATTATTAGATAACATTGGTAATAAACTTTCATCAATGTCAGATGATGATAAGCGAGGAATGGCTTTAAATTTAGCTTCTGGCTTTGCAGGAATGAGCGGCAACCCCAACACTAATAGTATTATGGCTGGCATTGAAGGACAGCAAGCCGCTTTGGGCGCTAGGCGTGAAAAGGCACAAGCAACAGAGCTTGCTACCAATCAATCTAACGCTACTTTAACTCAATTGAAGGCTGCTGGTGTACCTGATGAAGTCTTAGCAATAGCTAGGGCTAACCCTGAATTAGCAAAAGTCATCACCTCTTCATACTTAAAGCAAAAGATGGGTGGTGGTGACATGGTTAAGTTTAGTGGGATTCAAACTGATGGTACTACAGGCGCTCAATATACAGTAATGTCAGACCCTAATACTAGAACTTCTGTTAGGGTAGATGTAGCGGGAGCCTCACAGCAAACGCCACAGCAAAAGTTAGACATGGAAGGGTTAGCCACTACTAAAGCTGATGACATCGCAATGGCTAGGCAGAAAGGGTTTGCAGCTTTTGAGAGAGCTAGTACCATTGACGAGTCGCTAACTAAACTGGAGGCGGCTAGAAAGGCTGTTAATAATGGCGCTTCATCTGGTGTTATGGCAGGATTTTTCCCGTCATTTAAAGCAACAACAACAGCATTAAGAACCACAGCTAACTCGTTAGGTATAGACATTATCAACAGTGCTACTTTTGGTGCGTTAAGCGAGAAAGAATTACAACTAGCATTAAGCATTGGTTTGGATTTAAGTTTGCAGGGTGAGGAATTAAAGACCCATATTGCAGAGAAAATATCAGCACAAACAAAGATGCGTGATTGGCTAATGAGTCAAGCTAAAACTCTTACTCAAGGTGATACAACCTATTCTAGCTATATACAAAAATATAACGCAGAAAAACCTAAAGCAAATCCTATTGTAAATTACTCTGCTCCACAAAATGCTGGCAGTGGTGCTACTGGTACTGGTGGCTTTACATTATCAATGGCTCAAATTAAGAAAATGACGCAGAAGCAGAAGGATGCGTTTGAGCAACTAACTGGACAAAAGCTGCCATAGTAAGGAATATTTTATGTCAATATCAGATGAACAGTTTGAGCAATTACTAGGGCAACTAGATGATATACAGCCAGACACACAGATAACAAGGCTAATAGCTCAAGGCGCATCATTAGGCTTTAGTGAAGAAATTGAAGCACTTGCCCGCACACCATTTCAAAGTGAAAGCTACACTGAGATTCGTGATGATTTGCGGCGAAAGATAGCTGCACATCAAGAACGCGCACCAATGCAAGCTATGGCTTTGGAGGGTGTAGGCGCAATGATACCAGCACTAGCCACAATGGGTGGCTCTACGCCTCTATCAGTTGCTAATGCAGCTAGGCCAGTGGTAAGGGCTATGCAAATCGGTGCGGCAGAAGGTGGCGTTGCTGCGGTAGGTTTAAGCGAGAGAGAAGGTGTCGAAAGTTTAAAAGACGCTCCATTAGGAACTGTCTTTGGTGCTGCAACTGGCCCAGCGGGTTACTATGCTGGTAAAGTTTTAGGTGGCGCTTCAGATAGATTTTTAGAGTTTATGCGTCAACGTGGCAATACCCGCATGGGTACAGTTGTTGAAAACGAACTAAACCGTTTAGCGGATCAAACAGGGTTATCGAGGGACGAGCTTTTTGAAAAGATTGCTGCTGGTGAAACTATGTCAGATAATCAAAGTCTTCACATGACAGTAAGATCGTATATGTCTCAAGGTGGTGAATCAGAATCAATGGTAAGGAATGCTGTACCAGCTAGGGCAGATGCCGCTCGATCAACTGCCAAGGAAACAGTTCAAGTTGGCTTGACAGGAGGCACAGAGGGCAACGTTATGAAGTTTGCCAAAATGAAGGAAGCTAGCTGGAAGAAAGCAGAAAGCGATGGGTATAAAAAAGTATTTTTTGAAGCTGGTGAGGTAAGCCCTGATTTAACTAGGCAAGCTTTAGAAGTAGTTCAAAGACTACCTAACGCACTCGCTGAAATGGATGAACTTTATGGTATTAGGAACATAGTTCCATTATTCAAGACTGCTGATAACGGAGTTATTGAAATAGTCAGGACTCCCACATTAGAAGATGTTGAAATGATTAGGCGAGTAGCTGCCGAATCAGCTAAAACCGCTTATAAATCGGGTAGGGGAACTGTAGGTGGTGAGATATCAATACTGGAAGATAATTTAAGAACTAACATTGATAACTTCAGCCCAGATTTAAAAGATACTCGCGCTGGATGGTCAAGAATGTCATCAGCTAGGGACGCTTTTGATAATGGTAAGAAAGCATTTATGGGTGACGTTGAAGGTTATGAAATACTCACAGAAACCATTATGGCATCAGGTGATGAAGCTGTAATAAGTGCATTCCGTGAAGGGGTTATGTCTGCCGTTAATCAAAAAATGGCTACTAATGGCTCTAAGCGTTTCTTAGCTAAACTCGCTAACCCAGAACTAAGGGAAGGTAAGGTATTTGCTAATGTATTCCCAGAGGATCAGCAAAAGTCTGCACTTGTTAAATTAGCATTGCAAGGTAAGACTCAGTTCTCTTATGAGCAGATAATAACTGGGCCAAGCACACAGTTAGTTGACGCAGCAACCAAGCAACAAAATTTAGGTATTGGTGTTGATGAATTACTAGGTGCATCTGCTGGTAATTTGGCATCGGGCATTAGCGTAGGAATGAAAGCAATTAAGTCACTTGCTCCAAAACTAACCGATAGTCAACGCAGGCAGATTACAGAGGTTCTTTTAAGTGAAGATCCAGAATTTGTTAAGTCAGCAATCGCAGATAGTGGTAAGATGGCTCAACTACAAAACAGAGTTAAAAAGTTGACCGATATGATTACTTCTGGAAGTGTTGGCGCAGGCGGCTATGCAGCGGGTAAAGGTTCTGAGTTTGCCATGAGAGGGTTGCTAGGACAGGTGCCACAAGAAAGACAAACCCAAGAAGGTGCAATGTAATGCCACACATGGAAAAAGAAGAAATTCA